CTCAGTCGGGCACAATGCAACAATATAGAGCCTGTATTCGTCGTGATCTTCCTTCACAACGCGCCAGCACTCTTGTGGGACATCATGGCGTATTATACCATGAGGATCTTTTTGGTGTGTGTATGTTATCATAGTAAAATTAGAGTGTCGCCACACTTTGGGAGTCGGTCATTTTACTGGTTTCTCTTTTGACTTTTCGATGTATGGTTTACCACAATTTAGACATTCTGGTATTCCGTAAACATCTTTTGTTCTGATCGTAATTATAGCTTTTGCTGTAAGGCACGAACATTGCTTGACCCAAGTCTTTGTTTGTGAATTCATAGTGTCTCCAACAATTCCGCTTTCCTCACCTTGCGTGGTTTGAAATTCCACTTTGGCTCATATCGTGGTAATTCCAGATCCTCTTTACCAAGGATATTATTCCCTAGTGGGCGTGGCGCGCCATTGTAGGCTGGCCTTGCCAATCCAACTTTTATGTTATCCATTTGAACTATTGGGTTTATTTAACCATCAGTAACCATCGAAACTTTCCAAATTTTCTGACTCCTGCCCCCCACCGAAGTGAGGAGCAGAATCAGGAAACTTCTTAAACTTCCTGTAGTCGGCGCACCTTGTATGCTTTGACTGCTTTGAGGAACTCTACGTTCTCCGGATTCAGGTCGCCTTCGCCCGTGAATCCAACCACATCTGACGCCCATGTCACAATGTCCTTCGCGTCGATGTGCCGTTGCACGATCAACTTCTCATCCCGGTAAACTGGCTCTGCTCCTGCGCCGATTTCGTGAAATTCGACTTTGTCAATTACCGGAGTAATCGAGTCGTTTTTTGCGATTTCGGCCTTTGCTCCTAACAGAGCGGCCAATTTATCCGCATTTGCTTGGGTGAAGTCGATGGACTTGCGCTCGAACTTAGCGGGACGCTTCTCATAACCAGCCAGCGTTTTCTCCGCATTGCTCGATGGACTCCGCTGCATTATCCAAAGGAATCCAAGATTCGCAAGAACCACTGCTTGCGCGTCTGTAACTTCTGCATGGCCAAACCACTTGAAATTACCGAATGTGCTATTTGCTTCTACTTTGCTCATTTGTTTTTTCTGCTCCAGAATTACTTAGAGGACAATGATTTCGTGGCGTATTTGCCTCGCTATCAAATCTCTAAGCAAGAGTCGGAGCATACTTGAACACCGACTATTTGCAAGCTATCTTTTCTCAGGCCGATCGCCCTTTGGTCTGTCAGTGTGCTTTTATCTCAGCGGTCACACTCTAACTTCTGCCGCTCCCTCATCTGGCGCAGGCCTCGCCTAACTCCTCACGGCCTGATTCTATTCCATCCCTCTCATATATGGCGCAGGAACTATGGCTGGGAAAATTCTGGCTCGGGGTTACCTTTGCCATTAGCTTAGGTCCTATTATCTAATAGTGCCACATAGCACCCAACCCACTTTTACATCCCTGTTAGTTTAGGCTCATTATGAATCTACTCTTTTTCAATTTTCCCTGGTTGTAACATAGGCAAATATCCTAGGATATTACTTTACAATCCCATCGTCCCGTGCTATATTCCACGTGGATTTGGAGTATTTTCTCTTTTACTATGGCAAAGCGATTGGTTAGAAAAGTAACTAAACAATTACCAGCGAAAGCCTTTAGCGTTACCGCAAGGAAGTCCTTGTACACTCAGCTCCCCGCCTCAAGTGCCCTGCGACCTAACACCGACGCTCACTGAGCTACGTGATCAAGTGAACGGTCAGTCGACCGCTCCAGCCTCCGAACTTTCTCCAGAAGCCCAGACGAATGTCGGGACACTTCATGGTAGCAGACCACCGGTATGGGAGGTTCAGTCTGAGCAACCGTGGCATAGGATTGCTGCTTACCTCTTTGCTACTGGTTGCACGTCTTGTAGACAGGTCGCTGAAATCATCGGGGACATTACGGAGAAGACCGTTCAGAATTTACTCCGGAACAAATGGTTTCAAGAACGTGTCACCAAGCTACTTGCTGAGAATGGTGGTAAGGACATAATGGCGTTACTGCGCGCCGAACAGTTCAACTCACTGATTGTTCTGGTCGAAATCCGTGATGACACTAAGATGCCACCCGCAGTTCGCTCGGGTATCTGCAAGGACATTTTGGATCGCACATTGGGCAAGCCAATTCAACGAATTGAAACTTCCGACGTTGCAACCTCGAGTGATCCCGTGGGTGAAGCTAAACGACTCAATGAGGAGTTAGAAAGAGAACGTAAAAATGGCATTGCCGTACCATAAGCTTTTGAAGAACGACCCACATCCTGGGTTTGCAGCGTTAGTAAAGTCGGGAGTGCCCGCTGGTGCTCTCGCAGAGACGAGCCGCAATGCTAGTCCTGCAGCAAAGAAACAAAACCCTAACTTGAAAAAAGTCAAAGGAAAACCAACAAACAAATAAAATGCACTCATATAGATCAGATCGTTCAGACGAAGTTTACGCATCAACACCGGGGCCAGCCATTGTGGCGGGTGATCGGCAAGGTAGTCCACCTGCAGATGGAACAGCGGATACTGGTCGTGTTAAACAGTATCTGCTCGACGGAGCGATTGACGTCAGGTCGCACACAGCAATTCTGACGAAGGGATCAGCTGGAGCGTATACGCTGGCAGCTCCTACGGCAGATGGTATTGTAATCACAATCACCGCAGGAACCGCGTTTGCGCACGTAGTGACAATGACCGGACTCTTACAGGATGGTGTCACTGGTGGTGCTAAGAACACGTGGACATCGGCGGCATTCGTGGGCTCAAGTGCCACGTTTGTAGCCTACTCGGGTAAGTGGAATTTGGTCTCCAAGAACCTTGGATTAACTGCCTAGTCCCGGCTCAATTTGAATCAAGACCATGGAGCTATTCTCTGTGGTCTTGTTCACCATCTATGTCTAAATGTCCGAAGTTGAACATGAGATTAAGATTAACGGTCACCGATTTAAGTTTGGTTTGCGAGACGTTGTCCAGACTGTTGTTACGATTCTAGCTGCTGTTGGTCTTTACTTTAGTCTGAGTATAAAAACAAGTCAAAACTCACAAGACATTGAATCAAGTAAAAAAGATCGTGATAAAATATGGGCTACAATTCAGTTAATGCAAGAACATGGAACAACACACTCACATGAAACTGATGAAAAGCAACAACAGACAATTGACTCATTGGTCGATAATTACCGAAGCCTAAACCACGAAATGCGCGACCTCTCCCCTAAGGTAGACAAGATTGACACAAACGTTTTATGGCTCATGGCCAAACAGCTCGAGCATCGTTAACCGCCTTCGCCGTATTTTTTGTTGGCTGCACCGTTACAATCACGCCTATACCTCAGAAACAGTTACATCAGAAACCTTCACACCATGCACGTCACCAGCTTTTTCATCGGTCGTCACCTACTCCAACTCCCCACCTTACACCGATCCCTGGCCCACCAAATCCTAGTGTAAGTCCATTGCCACCTGACCCACGGATTATTGATATCATTCGACAGCTTGAAGAACACCGATGACACAACATTCAAATGAGGTATTACGCGTTCTAGCTAATGTTATTGGTATGATCATAGGTGGAATAATTCTGGCGTTGTGGGTTGCTGATTGTAAGGAACGTCGAGAGACTCACGATACAGTTATTGAACTTAAGCAGAAATTGAGGTAATGGATCAACCTGACACAAACAAAAGCACCATCAATGTTGTTACAATTACAGTAGCACTATTAGCTGCATTATGTGTTGCGACTATTTGTTGGATGTCAGATAACAATGTTAAAATCCCACCAGAACTCAATACCCTTACAGGAACATTGTGCGGTTACCTAACTGGTGTTCTTTCAAAGACTGCACCAACACAAACAACACAAACTACTCCAGTTCCCGTTACGTCCCAAGTCCACGTAACAAACAAACCGGGTGATCCGGTTCCAACAACAGAGGAAACAAATAAAATATGATGATACTACAAGCAATCGCAATCGTGGTGGGCGTTCTTATGTATGCCTTATCAGCAAACCCAAAACTACAAGAGTGCGGTCGAATCATGTTTGCAGCTGGAATATTCTCGTTCCTTTTGACAGCACATACTCTACCATATGTTCACTAATATAAAGAAGCTAACACTTTTCGTAATCTTCTTCGGTGGGTGTGCACAGCTACAAACACCAACTGGTCAAGCCGTGCTAAGTACAAGTCAGGTTATCGCTAAGACCGCAGTTGAGGCAGCAGCTACAACCTACGGTGGACCTCTTGCGGGTCAGTTAGCAGGTGCTGGTCTTGACGCCCTTGCTACTGTGGTTCAAGGTTACATTAACAAACCGGTGCCAACCCCAATCGTGAAGGCATCCCCTGGAGTTGCTGGCGTTGGCTCCGCGGTTGCGAAGCTTCTGTCCAACACGAAACCGGTTACCCAGACAGATGTCAACATTCTGTACCAAGCAGCTAAAGATGCGTTGAAATGAATACTCTTTTACAATGGATACTTGATGGTATACGCATCATAATGCGTCAGCTCCGTCACATTGAACACAAACAGGATATTCTACTTCAACACCTTGGTGCGCAGCTTCCTCCAGAGTTGGTGCAAGCTGGTGTAGACCTTGCTACTAAGGCAAAAACTTTACAGGCGGCGTTAGATGCGCAGGCCTCACAACCAATAACCAAGGAGTAAAATGGCAACAGGACAAGAACAACTTGCAGTTTTGACAACGGAAGTTCAAGCTACTGAGGGAGTGATTGATAGTGCAACCACGTTTATCAATGGCGTTGCACAGAAGATTGCTGACGCCGTTGCTGCGGCTATGGCTGACGGTTTGACCGCCGCACAGTTACAACCGTTCAGTGACCTCGGTGCTGAGATGAAGTCGAAGGCTGATGCACTAGCCGCTGCGATTGCAGCGAACGGTGGATAAAAATTAACACCCGCTGGTAGACCGGTCTAAAGTCTACCATTTACTTTATGAAGTTAATGTTCACATTTCAATCACGAGAGAATGCTCAGTATACTTACTGGGCCAACGTGATCCGTGATGATGACCTTAACATCGCAAATCGACCGTCCTTCTTTTGGTTCGGTGATGCTGACAATGATGTGGATGGTTCTCCATATTGGTCAAAAGATCCAGCAGGACAACCTGGAACAAGGTGGACGCTCCATGGTGCCCCAATCAACGGTGACATTTTCCCATTCATCGTAGTGCCACCTCAAATCATAAAGGTTACTGATGAAATCGTTGGTTGTTGTCAGGGTGAAGTCACGTATCAAGGGATCGTTGTTCCATGTGTGGTTGGTGATAGTGGACCTTTTAGTAAGATTGGTGAACTAAGTCCAGCGGCCTTACGTGGACTTGGCCTCCCTGCACCACAGAATGGCAACGGTGGTTTGGACAGACAAGAAATTTTGTATCGAATCTGGCCGGGTGTTCCAGCCAATGTAAACGGAATTCAATTCGAGTTACAACATAGTTAAATGCACGGCACGACAATAAATCCAGTTGAACTCGCACGTTTGAGACAACAAGTCTCCGTGGTCCGTCGTGTTAAGGAACTGAAAGAAGCTTATGGACTCAACTTTTACCGCCCGCACTTCAAGCAACACATGTTCCATGTTAATGGTTGTGCTACTGGCCGTTATAGTCGTTTCGGTAACCGAACTGGTAAGACCGTTTGCGGGGCGGCCGAGGACGTTTCGTGGCTCATCGGTGGGCGGTTGTTCTATCGTGAAACATTCGACATTATCACAGGGAACGAGCGAAAGGTTGTGGGACGACACGTTGGAACAAGAGACCACGAGCTCGTTACGAAAGGCGTCCCGGACTACCCGGTTAAGGGTCTACTAGTATGTAGCGACTGGGACAAGGCGAAGGAAATTTTTACGAACCGAGAAGGCTCGTATGATATGTGGGGTGATCTGTTTCAGCTGATACCACGTGAATCACTTGGCAAGCCTCACGTCAGTCGTGGTGGTCATATTGACCAAATACCGGTCAAGCGGTTGACAGAATTTGGTGGCGGGGAGTCGCTCCTCTACGTTGATACAGTGGAAAGTTACAAGCATGCTCGATTGTCTCAGGAGTCGTCCGACTGGGACTTTATTCACTATGACGAACCGCCACCTCAAACTATGTTCCTTGCGAACAAACGTGGACTGAGTGACCGCCATGGTAAGTTCTGGATCAATGCGACTGCGCTCGAGGAGATGTGGGTGAATGATGAGTTCTGTCCGCCGAAGCAACAGACGCTTTTGAATGTTCCTCAGGATGGTCTAGTTTTCAACAAAGCCGACGGAGTTTCACGCTATGTAATCTCAGCCTCCATCTACGATAATCCATACATAAGTCCTGAGGGCGTAGCTGAGTTCGCGGCAAGTTTGAACAAGGACGAAAAAGAGTGTCGGCTCCATGGTCTTCCAATGGCAATGGCGGGACTTATTTATAAGGAGTTCGAGTATGACCAACACGTTTTGGGTGAACTGCCTGACGAGTGGACGGAGTTTTGGATTGCTCCGAAAAACTATACAATTCGATGGTGGTGGGATTACCATACGAGATTGCCTCAGGCAGTTCTTTTCTTTGCAACTGACCCGAAGGGTCGCATCTTTGTATATGATGAGCTATTTGACGATAACCTGATTGATCCTGTTTGCAAGTCGATCATTGGTAAAACAAAAAATTATTTCGTGGCTGATACGGAAATCGACCCATTTGCAATCATTCCACATCCAGTCACAAAGGAGTCAATTCAAGATGAACTAATGAAGTATGACATCTTCGTTGATCCGGCGACTAAGGATTTATCTACAGGAATCAATCGTGTCCGTGAGAAGCTCAAAGAACGTGACGCGCAGGGGAATCCCACGATTTACTTTTCACCTCGGTTGACGCAGACCCTGTTCGAGTTCTCTCACTATATCTACGATCTGAAAAAACAGGAACCGAAAGACGAGAACAACCACATGATGGAAAATTTGTATCGGGCTGTGTTGAATGGTCTCCCCTATGTCGAGCCACCGCAGAAGTCCTACAAGCCAAAGACCTTTGTGGTCAAGGATAATGTCGATCGTGAAATGGCCGCACCAAAGAACATACTGAAATGATCGAGTCCGTTACACAAGAGCTCAACAAGAAAGATCCATCGGACTTCCATAAGGCCGTGTTGGACCACACGTTGTCTCTTGTTAAAATGTCCCGCGGTAAAATCTCACAGAACTTTCGTAAGTGGGATATGCAAGACCAGGTTTTTCATGGTGTGCGCTACCCCGATGTCGAAGATGCTCGACAGGCACAGAAGGGTGATCCAGTTAAAATGGTTGTGCCTAACACCTTTGCGCAGGTTATGACCTTTACGAGTTTCTTGTTCCTATTATTCAATCAGAACAAGACGTTCTTTGAGTTGATCCCAACAGGTGATGAGGATTATGGTGATAAGCAGAAAGACTGTGAGCTCACACTTCAACGTGACATTCGACAAAACGAATTCAATGCGATACTGTTTCAGCTCCTGTTGGATATTGGTCGATTTGGTTCAGGAATCATGGAAGATTGTTGGACGAGGGATATCGTTCATGCATATGTGCCAGGGACTCAGACAGCGCTAAACTACAACAATGTAGATGTTCAATCGAATCCTGGTAGTGAATGGCAAGAGTTCACTCGGTTCGAAGGGAACTTGATTCGCTCAGTAAGTCCGTATCGCTTCTTCCCTGACACTCGATATCCTTTAAGTGATTTCCAACGCGGTGAGTTTTGTGCGTGTGAAGAAGAATACTCAATTAGTCAACTTCGTGGAATGGAAGAATCTGGTGAGGTTGCGGGCATTGATAACATTGGTGAGTTCAGTTCGAACTTGATTCAGGGTCGTGGAGACAAAGACGCATCAAGGTTTTCGTTTGATATCGTGACGGATGTGAAACGAGTTTCGGGTTTGTTGTGGAAACCGGGGCAGTCTGAAGGAACAGTCATTGTCACGAAAGCCCAAGTAAAACTTACCCCTTCCAAGTTCACAATGGGTAATGGAACCAAAAAACTTGGCCCAGAAGAATACCCTATCCTGTATCATGTATGGTATGCTAACGATAACCGTGTTATACGACTTGAGCCAGCCTATTACTGGCATAACAGATTTAGTTGGTCTGTCGGTGAGTTCACACCGGATATGCAACACACCGTCAACTTTGGCCTTGCAGACCTTATTTATCGACTCCAAGATGTCATTACTTGGCACATTAACTCCCGCATTACTGATGTTCGAAGGAACCTAAAGGGACGATTTATAATTGATCCCGGTGGTGTTGATACGTCGAGTGTTGATGGCGATGGTGACATTTATCTGCGCTCGAATGTTTCTAAGGCTGGTGTGGACCGTTGGATGAAACAGTTGGATACTCGAGACATTACACAGGCTCATTTGTCCGATGCTGATGTTTTGGGTAAGATTATGCAGACGGTTACAGGTGTCAATGACAACATCATGGGTCAGTATAATACTGGTCGCCGAAGTGCACAAGAGGCTAGAACGGTTCTGAGTGGCGCTGCTGGACGAATGAAACTGCATGGGTTCTTGATATGGGAGAAAGCGTTGCAGCCATTAGGTAAACGAATGTTGTCGAATCTTCGTCAGTCGTTGCCCTTTGACGCATTTGCTCGCATCATTGGTGGAGCAGCCGACCCACAAGACCAGCAAACTCGGTATCAAGCCTTTCAAGGAACGCCAGAGGAAATCATTTGTGGTGATGATTACTTTACGTTTGATTCGACACTCTCAAGTGAAAAAGGATTCATGGCTCAGTCATTACAGGATCTTCTGTCGGTAATCCTCCAAAGTGATCCTGTGGCTGCCTCACAAATTGCGCAGAACATTAACCCTGTTAAGATTGTGGACGAAATCCAATACTTGAGGGGTGCTGGGAATGTTAAACGATTCCAATACACACCTGAAGAACAGGCTGCAATACAGGCACAGCAAGAACGTCAGCAACAGGCCGCCGAAGCTGCGAATAAACCCAAGATCGCATTGTCCTTGGCTGGTAAAATGACACCGGAACAAGAAGCGGCTGCAGCGAACAGTGCTCTTGGAATTAACTCGAGTCCTGGAATTAGTCAGGACGGAGGAGAGAAGGTAATTGCGGACCGCATGAAACCAGTTCAAGTGCCAAAACCTGCGTCAAACGGAGCGTCTAAGTGAGTGCTGAACTTACAGAGAAACGAAAGCATCTTGAGACGTTGAAAACGTTCCTACAGTCGCCGGCGTATGTTGGGTATTTGGCCGCGATTGACATTGAAATCGAACGAGCAAAGAATACTATTGTCACAATTGCCCCAATTAGTCGTGAAGACACGGCAACACTTTTGATGGAACACGGAGAACTCCGTTGTTTGGAAGGAGATAAAACACGATTCGAGGATGCCCGCGTGAGCCTTGAAGCCCAGATCGACGAGATGGCCGAGCTGGAACTAAAAAACGCGACTGAAACAAAGAAATGAAAATAAACAAATACAAAAACATGATGTTCTTCGCACCTGATGAAGGTGGCGGAGAGGGTGGTGGTCAGGGAACTGGTGGACCCGCGGATGGCGGTGGTGGTGATGCAGGCTTGTCACGTGGTGCAACTGCGTTCGAGCCGATAACAAAACAAACAACGGGAGATCGTCCCCTACCAGGCGAGAAGCCCTCAAGTGCAGGCTCAAAAGGAGCCGGAACTGAGAAGCCAGCCGCAGGTGAGGGAGAACCGACAGTTCCAAAAGGTCCAGAACCGTTTGATCCGACAAAGTTTGCGAAGGACTTTGGCACGACGTTGAGTGAACAGCTCAAACCTATTCTAGCAAAGAATGAACCAGCTCCCAAAATGACGGCTGAGGAAGCTCGTGCGTTGCTAAAGATATGGGAACCGGGGGATGAATGGTACAAGAAGTACGATAACCTTGAAACCCGCAAGGACGCAGTAGCAGAAATGCGTGATGCGTTGATGACACAAGCTGATACGCTGAACCAATTCCGTCTACGTGAGGCAATGGCTGATTTGCGTAAGGAGTTCATGCCCGGACTCGCATCTGTGCAGGAGACTGCGAATCAGCAACGGGAACAACGTCTCCATACGTCGTATCCAACATTGTCAAAACCTGAAATGCAACCGTTGGTAACTGCAATCGCGAACGATTTCGTGGCCAAGGGTCAAAAATTTGCCAACGAAGCTGAACTATTTAAGGCACTCGCAACTGGGGTAGAGGCCGTAATGAAAGTAAGTAACCCAGAGTTTAAGCTGGAAACTGCCACGAACGGCAATGGACAGCAACAGGAGAATGGTCGAAGCGGACGCTCCCTACCGGTCTCAACCCCGGGTGGTGGCGGAGGCACTGGTCGATCTGAGAGTGGAAGCAAACCTGAGGTAAAGCGAGGTATCGCTGTATTCGGTAAGTAACCGTTCAAAGTCGCCCGTCGATCGTAACAACCAAAAAGGAAAGAAAAACAAATGCCACTCGGACTAATATCATCCGAACAGATTGATGATTATTGGGTTCAGAACACGCGGAGACGTATCTTTTATGCGTTTCCGAATGGGACGGCCCCACTAACAGGTCTGTTATCCTTGATGGAAAACAAGGACACGCCACTACCGGAATTCGGTTGGAACGAAGAACGGTGGGCGACAATCAAGACACAAACAGCCCAAGGACCCACGACCAACGTGGTGTTCTACACCGCGGGAACGACTACGCCTGTCGCTGACCCGTATACGATCGTGCAGTTTACTGCACTTCGTATGTATGTTGCAGACGCGTCGAACTTCCAAATCGACGATACGATCACAATTTTCAGTCTGGACTTGACGTCCGGCACTGCGGATTTGAATGGTCGTGTTACATTGGTGCAAGCTGCAGCATCACCCTACTACATTGAGTTTGAGCCGATCAACGTGCCACTCTCAACGATCAAAAATACGGCCGCACAGAACCTTCTAAAGTGGGTCTACCTCACAGGTAGTGCTTATGCAGAAGGTGCACGGTCGAGGACTGGACGTCAAAAGTTCCCGTCGGAGATTAAGAATTATACACAAATTCAAAAGACTCCGTTCGAACTCACACGCACAGCGTTGAAAGAGCCATTGAAGTATGATGGAACAGGTGCTTACAAAGACGTTGCCAAAAGTAACGGTATTGATCACCTTTCGCAGATTGAGTTGACTGCGTTCTTCGGCCGACGAGCGAAAACAACCGCGGTTGATCCTGATACGGGCCAGACGGTTCGAAGAGGGTATACTGGTGGCCTCCGCTGGTATCTCGATCAATGGGAGTTGGGTTCGGTTGCCAATGGTGGCGCGTTTGACTATGGTCAAGCGAACGTCTCCACGCAATCGGATTATACAACCTACACCACGAAACGTGTGATTAAGTTGGCCGGCGCCACGATTACGCGAACTCAGTTCAACACCTTGATGAGCAATTTGTTCGCAAGAACGAACAGCTCTGATTGGAGCAAGTTGGGCTTGTGTGGTGCGGGATATCTCGGTAAGGTAGCCGACATGTTCGAACGACAGATTCAGTGGACCTCGCTACGCGATAGTGGGTTCGACGGATTCGACTTCGAGCTGGCTTGGCATCGTAGCAATGCGGGTTCTGTTTACTACAAAACCCACCCCTTGTTCAATGATCCAATCATGAACAACAGTTGCTTCTATGTTGACCTCGGTTACATGGGGTATAGACCTCTCACCGATACGGATACGGACATTCAACCAATGATCCAGTTGCCTGACGCTGACAAGCGGAAGGACCAATGGCTGACGGAGTACGGATTTGAAGTTCCGTTCCCAGAAGCATTCATGTATGTGGAAAATCTCGGTGGAATCACCTTGACCTAATATGGCTGACCTGGCTGCAACATCAGTTAGTTTCTCGCCAACGGACTTGCGATCTGCGGAGTTTTATCCGGAAGGTCGTTTGATCGTTACGAGACGACTCAAACTGACGAGCGTCAGCGTGGGAGGAGCCACAAACCGAATTATAGCGAGTGCGCTAGGCTTTACAAAGCTTGTCGGATGTGGCTCTTTCTTCGATTCCACTAACAACAAAATCATACCTGCAGCGGTTGATCCGGTTAATAACATTATATTGTTGGGCGCCGGCTCAAGTCTTGCTGTGGGAGACCTTAGTAGCGTTACCGGTTACATAACCGTGTGGGGTTATTAAGTTAACAACAAAGGAGGAGTAAATGCCAGGTGATCTAACAGCACCAATTGCAAACAAAACAATCGACCCGTCAAACGCGCCTAACAAGAACGCGAAATTGATGAGTCCGAATGCGAAGGAAGACCCTGATACTGTAACAAGTAACAACGTCCAAAAGGCGTGGATGCCAGGTGGTTCCAAACCTAAGGGACCGTTTGGTCAGCAAGGTCGAAACTTCTAACCGACAGCAATGTCAATATCTCTCGCCCGATGACACTAGACGAAATCATTACTGCAGCGGCGCGCTACCTTGAAAAGGATCGTGGCGATCTTGTGATCGACGACCTCGATTATGGGTTAGTTGCAATTAACCAAGTTCGGCGAACTGCTGAACAACAGAATGATTTCAACTTCACGAGGAAACTCTTACAGTTGAGTGTCAACGGTGTTACGGGCGGGAGTCTTGACAATACAGTTGTGTATGGTGGGTCATGTTCCGGTGGGTCTATAAAGACAATAGTGGATGTGGGTATATTTGACGCGAATGGAAATTTTCGTGCGGTAGAGTGGACCACGACAGCGGATAGTTTAAACCTAATGCGGCAGGATAACCGTAGGTGGACGCCTAGGTTTCCAACAGATGGTGAAGTAATGTGTGGTCCGATTGGTCAGCGAAGGTTTACATTTTCAGGTCGGATGGTTTACTATTTTCCCAAGACTACAGATCTCACAATCACGTTGGGAATCGAAGCTTACACGTTCACTGACGATTGGGACGATGATGATTTGGACAGTGATCGCGATACTTGGTTGCAACAAGGAGCTCAGTATTTGCAATGGCAAACAGTTGTTCAACTTAATCACCTTTTCAAAGGCTTCGTATTTCGCCAAGAGGGTAACCTGCCACCACCTGAAAAGTTGGCCGAAGCTGGGTTGGATGCAATACAAAAGTGGGATACATTCCAATTTGAACAATTTAGGAGGCATAGTAGATAATGTCTGTTGCACGAATAATTCCAATGGTGTTGCCCATTAAATTTGGTGTTAAGATATTTGGGACTGATAGCTTTGAGCTGAACCTTAACTGGAAAGACTCAGATGGAAATACGTTTGATCTTACAACATGTTCAGGCAATATGTATTTCTACACATCTAAGAGTGATCGAACGTTGTTAAAAACAGTAACTACGACAGGTTTAACAACGGGAACTCGTATGGAGTTATCCGACGTAAGCCCAAACATTTATGTTCGTATCGTTGATACTGAAACACAAATTGGTTCACCACCAGACTTTACAGATACACCAGGATATTTCGTGTTAGATATATCCTCACCAGATACAGAACTTACAGTGCGTTTAGCCGAAGGTAAAGTAACTTATGAGCTGTAATTGTGGAACATTAGAACTAATAACGGAAAACTTACTTATATGTTTTCCAGTGGTTGCCCCAACAGTTTTGGAAATTGTGCAACGTGGTCCACAAGGTCCAGCGGGTTCTGGTATTGATCCGTTATCAGATAGACCAACAACTTTGAATGAGGTAATAGCAGGAGGTGTAACGTTAGGATTGTGGCCATGAAACTATTTTTACTTTGTTTACTTTTTCCCTTAGTAGTTGAAGCTAGTGGTCCAGCACCATTTGGCGACATACCTGCAAATTTGTCTATTGGTGTAGGCCAGAGTGTTAGGCGTAATGCTGCGGGGACTTTGTTTGAAGCTTATACACCTGGTAGTGGTGGTGGAACGTGGGGAAGTATCACCGGCACGTTGAGTGATCAGACGGATTTGCAGTCAGCGTTGGATGCAAAAGTTGGAGTCTTGCGCTCGGTTTCTACTACTGCGCCGATTAGTGGCGGTGGAAATCTGAGTTCTAATCTAACGTTATCTATGCACGTTGCAGATGCTACGCATGATGGTTATCTTTCTTCGTCGGATTGGAGCACGTTTAATGCTGGTGGTGGTGGAACTCCAGGTGGAAGTAATACGCAAGCTCAGTATAATAACTCTGGGGTTTTTGGCGGGATTCCATCTATCACTTACGATGGATCAACTACGTTTTTAGTAAGTCCGGTAATTTCAGGTGACGCAATTCAGGGAGTTGTGCTGAATAACGCCGGCGGGTATGGAAGTTTGGTTGCCCAATCTACAGCGATAAATACAGGACTCAGTTGGGCATTTGTCCCTCACGATACAGCCCCCTCTGTGCGTCCAACCAATATTGGACTTTATTCAGCGCCGGATACTGGCAATAGTAATTTGTTAAGCATATCTTCCAAGGGAACAGGAGATAATTACAATCTAATTGCTAGTTACGCTATGGGGACTGCTACAATCGCCCCAATAGGAATTGAGGCTAATTCAAGTCTTGGCACAACTCCGCAGCTTGTCATCGGCACAGACGGCGGCGTGAGTATTGGAACTGGTACGGCTGCAGGTAGCACGAATTTGAAAGTCGCTGGAACTGTCACGGCATCGAATCTGAGTGGGACGAATACGGGAGATCAGACAATAACCCTCACGGGCAATGTTACGGGTAGTGGAACGGGAAGTTTTGCAACTACGCTTGCGAGTATTCCCGTGGTAGCAGGAACGAATCTTACTGGAACCGCCGCGAGTTTTACGGCTGGTCATGTCACAACAAACGCCAATTTGACGGGTGATGTGACAAGTGTTGGAAATGCGACCACGCTTGCGAGTATTCCAGCGATTTCGGGAGCTAATCTAACGGGGACGGCAACAAGTTTGACGGCAGGGAATGTTACGAGCTGGACATTAGCAGAGGGACCAAGCACGACAGCGAGCGCATTACTAGGCCGCACAAGTGCCGGTGCTGGGATTCCACAAGAAATCACGCTCGGAACAAATCTTTCGATGAGTGGTCAAACACTGAATGCCACGGGTGGTGGTGCGTCTGTAGCTAATCCAGGGTCACAGGTGCTCGGTTTGACGGCAATCAATGGCTCTGCTTCCACGGCAATGCGTAGCGACGGAGCACCGGCATTAGATGTATCCATAGCGCCTACGTGGACGGGATTGCACACATGGAAATATGCTGGTGATTCGGTCACTAATACGGCGACAAATATTCTCACCATTGGTCATAATTCGTCCGGCACACCAACAACGAGTTATGGCACTAGACTATTACTACAAGGAAAAAGTAGCACCACCAATGACAGAGATATGGGGGCGTTAACAGCAAGGTGGTCAACAGCCACCGATGGAAGTAGAGCATCAAATGTTGAGGTTGAAGCAGTTAGTTCTACGACTACTGGAAAAGTTGCAACATTTGGTGGTGCTGGTAGTTTTGCTGTTGGTGGATTTGCTGCTATTCCTAATGCTGACGGAGTAGCTAATTTCGGGACTGGCTTCCGAATTGCTGGCGCTGCCGCTGCTGGATCAATACCAATAGGGAACGGGACTAATTTCACTGGCTCTAGTATAACATACCCATCCAGTGCTACGATAGGGAACGTTCCGTATGCAACGGGAGCATTTGCTTACACCGATACAGATATTGGTGCATGGACAATCGTAAAGATTACGGGATCAGATGCAACAACTACGGGACAGGCATTCACGAGCTTTCTAACAACCAATACGCTAACAGCAACCACTCTGTATGAGTTTGAAGCCGTATTGCTTTGCACAACGAGCGCGGTCACCACCGGAACGCAATACGCGATCACGGGTAACGGAACGGGAACCGCCGCCACGGTGTTCGCTACCGTGTCAGGAAATTCTTCGGCAGCTAACACCGCTCAAACCATCGCCTACAACACCATCGCGTCGGCAAATGGGGCTACGTGGCTGACTTACAGCAGCGGACAGGGCACGATAATTATGAAGGGTTTTTTCACGTCAAATAGCACTGGAACGCTCACCGTCTCACTTCAACATCTTAAAGTAACAAGCGGAACCAGTACGGTAAAAATAGGTTCAATTTTCAAATACCGTAAAGCGTAAAATTATGAAAACATTATTCATTTCACTCTTGTTTATCCCTCAACTTGTTTGGTCTGCAAACTTCGATGTAAAATGCAAATCCACAGTATTGAACGACACTCAGGTAAAATCTTTGCCAACGGGGGCTGTCCAGATTTTACCATCAGCGCCAAGCGGTTCGTTTTACTTATTACAACGCATCATTGTAGCACCAAGGCAGGGCAATCTTGACTATGGTAACTTCGATCCAACTCCGGTTATTTTATTTAGCTATGGTGCGCGGAATCTCTATCGTTGCGTTTTAACACACTTGGTCGGTTCGGCATACGATCCTGACGATATTCTGGACTTTTCGGGTGATCGTATATGGTCGTTTCCGGTTGGTTCATACCAACCTTTCGTGGATAACGATGGTCTTGTGTTTCCGATACTAACACCAGCAAACGAACATGTGCCCCTGTATGTATGGATGATTAACAATTTCGGAAACCTGACTGGTGGCGATTCACGCAATAGCATGACGATAACAGTGATTTATTCTACGTTGCCTATCCCGTAATTACGACCGCAACCAATCGAAATGAGCTACGGATTTCAGGGTTAAGTCTAAGCCCAATCTGAGCTCGAACTTATGGCACTTCAAAAGAACCCAGGTCCTCCACTAACTAGCATCCTAAAAGGTGCTGTGGAAGCAATTCCGTTAAGATGGAGGACGAAACTTGGGTTTACCAAAGTTGTTCAGGAACAACCGACTGATATTCCGCCCACAGCACTTTCGGGCTTGCTCGTGGCTTCTGCTGTTGAACAAGAACGAACCGACGAACGAAAGAAAACTGATGTAACAATAGCTGACCCAACTGGTCAGACTATGGTTGAATACATTAGGACGAAAGATGGTCAAGTTGGAACACGGACGGTTTCATATGTGCCGACAGGAACGGCGCTTCCTTCGTTTGATGAGCTCACAGTCGACGCCAATCAAGACGCAAGTGGTAATGGATGGTCAGAGCAGATTGTTATCACAGTTCCAAATCTCTTTGGTGCTAATGATTATCGTGTTGAGCGACCTGATCGAACACCACCTGATTTTGGTGCGCTTCTTGAGACTACAGAAACGGCTGAAACTGTTGCTGGAACTGCAGCTTTACCCACATTGGGCACGGGTGAGCTCATGCGTGAGGAGCAACAGGTTACGGAGCAGACTAAACGAGTAACTGTTCGTTCGAGAGACATTGCAGAGTTACCCAAGGTTCTAACGAGTTATGACACGGACGATCACAAGGAGATTATTGCTATTGTTAGGACGTGGCAATTAGACTCGGTTTCCCCTGATGTCCCAACTGCAACAGAGGACACGAAATATGAACCCCTTGGTGATGGAACAGTAATTGCAACTATTTCGGCTAAGGCAGTCTTTCCAGGACCAGTGTATGGGAAGTCAATTGAGAATTTAATCCCACCTAAATTTCGCGCACATTTACCAACTAAAACGTCGGAGATTACAGATACAGGAACAGCTGCTTATCGTACATTGGCTACTGGTGAGTTAACACACCAAGAACAACAGATCGATAGATTTAATCGTCGGATTAAAAGTGAGTCTTTTGACGATATTGTTGGTGAGGTTACTTTTACAGATACTGAGTTAACGGAACAATTTGGTGGTGGGGTTCTTGATGTTACCTATAAATTAAATGTAAGTGGAACTTACACAATTGATCAAGGTCTGTTGGTGCTTGAATCCTCGATTACGGATTTGGGTAATGGGTATGAAATTAAGACAACTAAAGAACGCCAAGGTTCTGAATGGCCAGCACTTGACGGTCAGGACTATGATGAACGATTGGATGTAGTTTTACCTTTTGAACAACAGGTGGTTGATGCAGGCACTGGCCTTGGTGATGCGAGGACGTCAATTAAACCTATTGATGCATGGCGTCAAGAGAATCGGACCATTGACATTACGGCTATTGGTGAGTTACTGGATGCGTTCGTATTAGCATATCCGAGTAAAGTTAATGTTGAACTACCGGATGTGCTAAAAAGTGTTGATTGTATAATGGAGTCAACATCGGGTGAGGGCACACAGACTGAGGATGGGACTGTTTCACCTTTAGGTGATTATTCAATCTCAATGTCGTTGAGGGCATCAGCTCAGTCTAGTGCGACAATTATACCAGATGCGAGTTTTGTCATTAAACAGTTCTGGGGTAATAATATTGATTCGACAAATATACAATTTTTCTTGCCGAGTCCGGTAGTTGGTTCAGATGTATTGACTAAAATTGCTGCAATACTTGGTGTTAGTGTAACAGCTTGGCCAAAGTTCAGCCCTGAAATGGTTATACTAAAAGCTGTGGGACAAAAACTATCACTCCAAGTGGTCGCAACAAGCCAAGGAAGTGATTCGGTTTCTGGCACTGGAAGCGCGAGCACGACGGCAGGTGGTGTTGGAGTTTCACAGGAAGCGAGTTTGACTTTGAAAACTATTCGTATAAGTCCGACAATTCATGACAATATAACTGTTGGTGGTGATACAACACCTGATAGCGTTACAATTTCAGCTACTGCAAACTCAGAAGCGGTTGGGTTAGGGCCAGCTGAAAGCTCGTCAGAGAGTGGAACAGTTAATGGTTCATTAACCCCAACATCAATTTCAGCTACAAGTGGTCTAGTTGACTGGGCAACAATGAGTGGAAAGTATTTGATGCGGGTGGATGCGGAACCGTATCGATTTGGTTACATTCAATTTCACTGTATCGTGGTTGATGCGGGTGACTTTCCAAGTTAACAAATAAAATGAAACGTCCTATGATTAATTATACTCAACTATTAAAAGCACCAGCAACTCCAATAAACCCTCAAAAGCCCTATGATGGTGGCTCTAGTGGAAATTTTAACGAAGCTTGGGGAAATTTACCTTATGGTAATGGTTCATCAGGCAATACAAACGCTGAAGTAATTCATGCTTACGAAACAGGTGATCCTTCTGGTTTACATCCAACTGCCGCTAATTATGCAGCACCGCTAAGTGCTGATGGTGGTGGTGGAGGTGCACCAGTTGCAGTGCCTAACCAAGGTGGTAATCCAGTTGCGAATTCTGTATCACCACCTGCTTTTGGTTCACACCCACAATTAACACCGGAACTTATGGCACAATTTTCTAAACTATTAGGTGAAAATACGTATTCAGTGGAAGCTGGTGGGTATATTCCTTCGAACCAAGCTGAAAATGCTAACTCGTATTGGAATAAGTTTGGAGCTGGTTCAGGTGGTGATCCAGCAGCAAATAAAGCAATGGGTGACTTTTATGCAACGTTGGGAGATCAACCAACAGTTGCAAATACAAGTCCAGCACTTGCACAATTCAATGCGTCAACAGGAGCAAGTCCTACGTTGGGGCCGTCTTTGAACTCTACACTTGGTAGTTTAATAAGTGGCCCAAATGGACCAACAATTGAGAAAACGTTCGGACCAAAATATGAAGGTCCATTTAAGATACCGGGTTACTAAATGACACGCGAAGACTTACTTGCGGATATCGACAAAGCGACACAGTCGTTCGCTGCCCGTATTATGGAACAGACTGTGCAGACTAGTGGTATACCTAGACCACCTAAAATTGATATCACGGAAAGTCAATCACAAACAACTACAACAAATATTGGTCTTGATGGAGACACACCACCACCTGTGGCACCTATTGTTGTATGAATGAGCTCCAACCAGGTGAACGTAGACAGTTTGGGACTGGTATACCACCAGCTCCTTTTATCGAGGTCAATGAAACGACTATAGATACCTCACCGTTCAATTTTCAAATTGGACGTGGACCAACAGCACAGGTGGTACCAAAAAGTATTAGTGGTGGTGGTGGGCCACCGTGTGATCCGTGTGCAATGCGACATTTGTCAATTAAGTTTCGTATTGCGGGAAGTCTTCAAACTGATGGTTGCTTTCCGAACTCGGACTTAGTTTCGTGGGATTGTGGGTTATTTGGTAGTCCTGATCCTTATGAGGTTGACATTCTTCCATGTTCGGGCGAATCACAAATCAACCAAAATTTTACCCGTGATTACTCAGATGATGTATGCACAGATTGGGAAGTTTGTGGTGGTAGTGGTGATCCTAATGTATGTGCGTGGCATGGTGGAATGACAGTAAGTTATGATGGTATTAACACTTTTCATTTTGGGTATGGTTCTAATACTTACACCGCTTCAGTTATTACAACACGAATTTGTAATGATATACCAACTGATGTCTCAGCTATTTATGATGCGTCGGTTCTTGGATATCCTGACCTGCCACCTGATATTGTTGTAGATGATTGGTGTGCAGCGATAGGAACGGAGTTATTTAGTTATAACTTTGCTTGGTTTATTGACTACATGACTGGCACATGTGATTGCTTTGGTGGTGATAAACGAATTATAGGCATTTTTGGTTTATACATTTATATTGATGTCACTTAATGCAACCAATACCCTGTGGTAGCTGTTACAAAACAGTCCGAAATTATGAACGATGGTTAGAAATAAAACAACAAGGAAAACAAATGACATATTTAGCACAAGTAGTTATTGAAGCTGATACACTTAAATTAGCAGTCGATAAAGCAGCTACAGTGGGTGAGCTTCTTTCAGTTAATGTTTACACACCACTAAAAGCAAAAGTCCCAGAACCACCAACAGGAGCAACAACAGAAGCATTAACAAAGTTCAATGAAAGACAACAAAAACAATGATAATAAAAACCTACGAAATCCGAGTTCAGGCAGTTGATAATGGTTATACCGTTAACTGCAATTCAAATGTTCAAGGAACAGCAAAACGTCGCGTTGCCGTCAATGACGATGACTTGAAGAAAACAATGCACGATATGGTTGATCACATGTTTGATGAACCAGCAAAGAAAGGACCACAGTAATATGGACGGACAAGGAGACAGCTATAATGCAGGATGTGATTGTCCCTCATCGGGACAAAAGGAACACAACGATATGCGCACTGATAAGTTCCAAAAGGACATTGGTGATGCAGATTTGTCAAATGATAAGGACGATAACTTGATGCAACCACAAACAGGTAAAAACCTAGATGGCTGACACGGCGCAACCGCGGTCAATACCAGATCGGAACGCATTGATGCAGGCGTTAATTGATACCAATGACGTTCCAGCACAAACGCCAACACCTAGTCCTACTCCAGTTCAAAGTGGATTGGGACATTTGTTGGCGCGGTTACTTGGATTAGGAGGTTAATATGGCAATCAAAACAAGTGGAACAGGTGGAGCAGAGGCTGATTTGACGGCGGCACAGATTGCAGCACTTCGTGCACAGACAGGTCTGTCGCAGGCTCAAATTAACCAAATGGCTGCTGAGAACGCGTTAAAGGGACAAGAACTCCAACAACGTGGTCAAATTGCAACTGAAGGTTTCAAAGTTGATCGAGAGAAAATTGGTCTTGGTCAGCAAGAAATGACATCGAAGGATAAACAAGCAAAGTTAGGTGCAGCGTTGGAACTATTAGGTCAAGGTTCAAAAGAGAAAATCGCAGGTCAAAGTGAGAAAGCTGGTTTACAAGCAGACTTATCACGACGAACTGATATTCCACAAGATGTATTAGCTCGAACCTTGGCAGCTGGTGGTAATCCAGAATTGTTTAATGCACTTGCACAAGCAAAGTTGGATAAACAGAATACCGCAATTCGGTCATTTATTCAGCCTTTACAAAGTGCTAAAAGTGATGCAGATAGAGAGAAGAAACTAAAGCCTGCTCTTGAGTCAATTCGACCTGGTGCGTATCAGGAAGCTCTTGCGTTAGCTTATCCAAAAGCTGGACAGGCTGCGCCAACGGCTACACCAGAGCCAGCTCCGACACCTACGACACCTGCTGCTAGTGGTGGTGAGACAACGAATCCATTGGCTGCGGTTTTATTGGCTGCCGCTGGGTTTGGTGATGGGAATAATGGTGCTGGTGGTGGGAATGGTGCTATGGGTAAAGTTGCACCAAGAGTAGCAAATGTTGATCCTAATTATCCTGTGTTACCGAACACCCCTGAGGTTGCGTATACTGGTCGTGGACATGGGTCGCTTGAAGGTTCGATACCAGTTGCTGGTGGAATTCAAACACCAAGTGGTGGGTTTATTGGTCTACGTAATGGCATTAGTCGAAACTTAGCTGAGTTAATTGCACCACGTGGAACTGATCCATCTAGTTTAGTTGGCCCAACAGTAGCTACTCCAACAATTCCTTATAACGATTCTGGCGAAACACCACAAGTAATGGCAAATGGTGGACTTAGTGTTCCAATACCTGTTGGTGATGAAGTGACTGGTGGTCAAGAGGTACCAAAACCTAATATTCCGTTAGTGTCTCCTGCACCTTTTGATTTTGGAAAACTGTTATCAGCTAACCCTAACCCAACTCCAGTTCCTGTTGCTCCAACTGTAACACCAGCTCCTAATATAAGTGCTGAACAAGCTGCTCAACTTGCAGAAGCAGAACGTCAACGGCAGCTCCGTGCAGCACTTGCAGCACAACAAAATCAACAATAGTTCTGGCCCAATCTGAGCTCAAACTTATATGGCACTCGACTACGGTAGCGTAAAAGACATGTATGATACCCTGTATGATGCAGGGGTCACAACGAAAACATTGCCTGAGTGGTCTCAGGACATGAATGAGTTGACGAATACCCAATTATACAATGCAGGATTGCATGATAACTGGATTAAAAGAACGTCACATGGGATTGATAAGATACTAGAGTCGACAGGGTTACCAGGATATGGAGAGCAGTTGGGAAGATCTGTAGGTGGGTTGGTCGGAGCACCAGAGGCAGGAGCTGAAGTGGGGCATGGGCTTCCACGGTCAGTATTAAACTTTGCACCATTGCTTATTCCTGGTGGTGGAGTGCCTGCAGTCGCAGCGAAGTTGGGCCTTACTGGAGCATTAACCGCGGGTGAGACGTATGAGAAAACTGATAGTCCACTTGCCTCACTAATCTCAGGTGGCGTTGCTACGGCATTGCCTGGAGTTGCTGGAAAAGCCTCAGACGTGGTTGGAAGTCTATTGAGCAAATCCATTGGTGTTCCTTCGATTGCAGGTCCTGTGGCAGACCTTGAAGGGAATGTGTTGAAAAACATAACTCAGTATTTCCCTGAGACATTTGCACAGAAGGCTATTCCTAAAGTGGGTGGAGAGTTAGCTGGACAAGCTGCGGCCGCGGGTGTAATGGGTGCGGCTCAACCGTTACAACAGCTCGCTGAAGGTGAGACACCGACTTCACCATTTACAACCGAGAACGCACTGAATCTCACGTTGGGTCAGCTCCCGTTTGCAGCACTACATATTGGTGGGAAGGCATTAGGCCTACATGGAGAAGCTCCTGAACCAATGAAAGCTGACGATCTACAGAAGATCATTGATATGTCAGCGGCGAGGATCAAGTTGAAAACGGCCGCGGATGACCTTGCAAATAAGACAGAGATTGAAAAGGGTAGTGATGGAGTTGCTGATGAAACACAGCAGCCTGAGGTTTCCTATGAGACTAAACGACAAACCCGACTCCTGTTGCAATCTGTCCGCGGTGAACAGATAGCTTTGAAGGACGATCCTAATTTGACCGATGAGCAAAAGGTCGAACGGATGAATGATCTGTTGAATCAGGATTTTGACCTTCAGAAGAAGAACACGGCTGAGGATACCAGCACGATTTTGGGCAATGGTATCAATGAGGACACTACACGACAGGAAATTGTAGGGAAACAGTTGGCCGAGAATCGTAGTGGCACATGGCGTGCAGTTCAAGTGCTGGATGATCCTACGAATCCGCCAGATTTGGTGGGTCGCGTAATAGGTTACTCAACGAAAAGTGAACCTTCACCACAGCATTTTGGTCTTTCGACGTTAAATACGAGTCCTATCAATCCCGTTGGAAAATTTAGCCTACCTGATCCTCAATGGTGGTCGCACAACAAAACCGTTGACGAATGGAATCAACGCTACGTGAAAAAACAGGGTGAGATTGTATCACCGTGGGACCAGCCACCTGAACTTCCTACACAGGAACGCGAACTGACAGATGAGCAAGTCAGTATGCATTTGAACGAGCTGAAAAATATCTATGATGCAGCTGACGCAGCTGATTCACCTGGTGATTTGCAGTCCGCGGTGGTCCATCTAAATGGAGTAGAAGCTGAGAATAACCTCCCTACAACAAATGACGCAACAATCTCGAGAAGTGCGAATCAACTCATCAACGCGGGCTTCAATCCCGATGACGCAGTCAAAGCAACCGTTAAAGCCAGAACACGCAGAGTTGCTCGAGAGCTTACTGCAGGTGCTACGGCTACCAAAGCCCAAGTCACCCGACTGTTGAAGGCTGGGTTTGATCAGGAAACGATTGATAAGATGGATGGTGAGCAGAGGGCAGACGCTCTAGGTGCTATTAAGTCACTGAGAGAAACTGAGCGTGGAGCACCGAAGCCCACCAAAGAAGAAGCTGCAACGGTCTCTGCTCAGTTCGAGGCGGGCAAGGGAACGAATCCGGGGTTTTCGGTTATTACTGCGGATAAATTGTCACATTCGCATGAGGAGGACACGACGGAGAATCAACCCCTAAAGGATCTAGTTACAGACGCGGCAGTAGCCGCTGCTAAGTCACCCGAGGCGACAGCCGCATTTCAGGGTTGGGAAGGGCACGAGGACACCACGATTGGCAAGGACTTCACAGATTTTCTTGATCTTGTTCAGAACTATACTTCGTTAAAAAATGTCGATCCTGACGAGGCAGCTAAAACTTTGAACGATCGGTTTGGCACTACGACGTGGGATGCTCAGGAAGTTAAGGACTTCATCAATCGTCCACATGTGCAAGAGTGGTCGAAAGGGTTGGATGCTGAGTTGGTAAGAATGCAGACTGGGAACGGGTCACCATTCACTTATTATCACGGAACGCAACTTCCAGTTGAAAAATTTGTTGCTGGTCATCCAGTATATTTAACGTCTGATATTGAAGCCGCGCGTAGTTATGCACGTAATAGTGAACGTGCTAGTGAAGGTGCAAGAGTGCCACCAAGAGAAGGTCAACCAACAGTTTTGAATGTTAAAACAGATTTTCAAAATGTTGCAAAAGTAGATGATGTTGAAAATGTTATTAAAGAACTTGGAGTTAAAGATTCTGTTGATGATGTGCTTTTTGGGACTAGTATAGATTCTGGTAAGGTGTTTGATGAGTTATCGAACCGTGGTTATGATGCAGTAGATTATCATGACCAAAACGCTGAAACTGGAGATGTTATTCCTGCTGTGCTTTCGTTGAAACCTGAGGATTTACAAGTTGCAGATCAAACTAAAATTGCAGCACCAGGAACGGTAGGTCGTGCAGATGCACCCGAATGGGTTCCAGATGAGCAGCGTGACATTGATAAGATTCAACAAATGGGAATTGCACAGGGTGGGAAGGGTATGCTACAATTTTTGCAGAATAGTGGAAACCCACTTTTCACGGCACTTGCGAAGGACTTATCCAAGTTCGGAGATTCGCTTTCTCGTATTAGGGGATCAGTCAGGGACATTGAGAGTGGAGCTCTGACTCGAAGATTACCTGGTGACCAATTTGAAATCTCACTATCACCAGCTGTGTTGCGGGAGCCAGATTTTGAACAGAATTATACAGTAGCACATGAGCTCATTCATGGTCTTACAATGGCTGAACTTGGGAGGCCCACCAATAGTGCAATCTATGATGGGATGAACGACCTACGTGAAAAGGTCATTGCGAAGTTGCCCAAGGACATGAAGGCGGCTTACAACAACGCAATTGAAAACGGTTGGTATGACAAATACATGTCAGCAACACGACCTGAGGACGGGTCGGTTGAGTCCCTGATGCCAAAGGGAACGTCGGAGCAGCGAGCCACACTTTATGCGTTACTTAACACGGATGAATTTGTAGCTCAAGGCTTGAGTGAGAACTCATTCCGCCAGTTTTTGAAAGGTATAAAGTCGGATGGTGGTGGTTGGTATCATAGGTTTACCAACTATGTGAAAACCCTGTTGGGTATTGGTGAAAACATTTCCAATACCGCGTTCGAGGAGTTCCTTTCCAAGACGGATCAGTTGCTCACACGTGGTAATTACGTCTCAAGTTTCAAGAACTTCTCTGATCGTTATTTTGAGAACCTCGGACATGCGGATCAATATGTTCGATCTAATACTCAACGAGCTATGGCACTCATGTTAGGTGCTGAGAGCACAGACTCTCCAATGGTTACACTATCAATGCTACGAGCTGGTGTAGGAGCTGTTCGTTCACCTGAATGGGCTACCTCGTATCGGGATGCAATTCGGATGTTTAATGAAAAGGGTGATGACGCTGCGGTGACCCATTCGGTCTTGGATGAAACTGGACACCAGTCGAACTTGAATGGGTTAAATGACATGACCGATTCACTAATGCTAGGTGAAACGTCACACGATGCATTGGAGCTGTTGCCGGAAGCTGCTGCCCGCTACATTTTTGAAACTGCTAAGGACGCACAGAATATTCTAGGTGTTATACGGGCAGCCACACTCGAACACAACAAGGGTATTGTAAATATTGCTGACCCAGGGTTCATTCGTAACATTGCAAAGCAAACGTTAAAAGGTGTTGATGCGGTTGTGGGACAATCTCGCTTACACGATATGCAGATTCGTGATATGCAAGGACTGTTGGGAATGACGCCTGACAACTACCTTCAGGACATGATTCGCGGAGCGTTGGAGAAGGGCGATACAAAGTCACCTGAATGGGCAACTGACGAAACTAAACGCTCGTGGGGTCAGGCGATCCAAAGGTTCATTGAGCCTATTGGACAGCTTGCGAGAAGGGTGGGACCAGAGGCTTCTGAGGCGTTTGCAAGGGGTTGGCAACTCAACGCTAATATGCGTAAGATGATGAGTGAGTCCGTCAAAGCTTTTGGTATGGATTTGTCCACAATGACGTTGACCAAAGAGACGGTCAAAAACATGCAACGTGCGTTAGTGGAACCACGTATTACAGATGCAGTTAACAAATGGATCTACGAGAATCAACTCGCTGGTAAAAGGACTGGAGAAACCCGAGTAATCGAAGCTGACGATCCGAGGATTGTTAACGTGATTGGGAACCTCAGTAAAGCTGATCGAGACGTAGTTGAGGATATTGTCAATAAACATCAAATCTCCATGCAACATATGCAGGAGCAAGTCCTTGAGAAGGGCCTACAAATTGCCTCTACCAACGGAGCAGTTATAGCTCAACGTTTGAATGGTGGCAAGTTGAAGGACAATGTGGCACTGAGTGAGCAATTGTTAAAAGCCTTCACCGCAGACCGCTCAGACCCCAACATGTCGGCGATAGCTGATCAGCAAATTGCACAGGTTCAGGCCAAGATGGACCCAGACTCCTTCTTAGCGTTAGCAAGGTTTACAAAGTCTGCTGCTGACTCGTGGCAGGCGCAGCGTGAATGGTTCAAAACAAATCCTGCGTGGAGCACAGCACAACGATATGGAAAACTACTTGTTGAATACAAAAAGAATGGTAAGACTTTTACAGCTGGGGTTGACACAAAACAAGAGGCGGAACAGATCACGGGAGGGCGTCCGTTCAAACTCACGAAGAACTCCCAATACGACGAAGACAGACCGCCAATCCTTGGACCAGACTCGGTTGGAATAGTTAACCGATTGAGAGAGTTGGAAGGGACCCAACTGGATATCCTACGAAGCAGTGGTGCGTTCAGTCCTGACCAGATTGCCCAAATTCAACAATATAGCCCCTCAGAACAGTTTGCAACTGAAGAAACCTATCGGGGTGGAGTTCCTGGATTGACACCTCCAACAAGGGGTCTGACAAAGGGCGCGTCAGAGTTACCTTGGTTACGCAACCACTTTTCGTGGGTATCAAAAACTGCCAACTACTGGAGTAGACAACTGCTTCGAGCCCAAGCACGAGCGCATTTGTTGGACCCTGAGATAGCTCAAAACGAACAACTTCGACGTGACCTACAAACGCATTACGATAATATCCTACAGCCTGACAGTCAGGTAGGTCGATTAGCACAACGTGCTGCGATGACATGGTTTATGGGATTCAATCCTGCGTCCGCAATGATCAATGCAACGCAACCATTTTTAACACATGTTGCGGAGCTAACCTCCATGTCGGGCAAGCCGTTGGATTCGTATCGGAGGGTTTTGAGTGCAATAAAGGACGTTTTTGCCAATAAGTTGGGTAAGGATCAATGGTCGGATGAGGGTGTGGGTAACATGATTCATGAAGCCTACCAGTCGGGGGAACTCGACCTGTCGAAGTATGATGACCAAGCAGAAGCTCAAGAGTCAATCCACACAAACTACAAACGATTATTATCAGGCAACCGAACACAAACAACTGGACAACGTCTTTCGACTCTGGCTGGTTCATATAGCACATGGGGTTTGGCTATGTTCCGAACGGTTGAGGAAATGAATAACATGGCGGCGTTGATAGCGTCATACAAATATTACCGAGAGTCTGAGCCCAATCTGAGCCAAGACCAGCTTGTGGCAAAAGCGTTCGAGTTCAATCATGCAGTCAATTACGGGGGCGGACGAGCCGCAAGACCTATCGGAGTATTCTCTGGTCGTGGAGCCTTTCCGCGTACTGCAGCAATGCTCGCCACTTCGATGCAGTCATATAACCTTGGAACAACTTTTCAACTTGTACGCTATATAAAGTCAGGGCTCTTTCGTCCAGAAGGGGCAACGCCTCATGAAGTCTGGTCAGCTCGAAAGGCGGCAGTTCAAATGTTGGCCACTCAGTTCGCTGCCGCAGGCGTACTAGGATTGCCCTTCGTATCAGGAATGCTCTCTGTGTTGAATTCAGCGTTTCCCAACCTAGAAGTGAATCGACACTTGAGGGAATGGATGCAGGACATAACGGGGGGTGACGAGCAAAACGGTCACGTATTGAACGATATAGCAATGACAGGTGCACCTTCAATGTTAGGGTGGGATTTACAATCACGATTGAGTATGGGGAATACGGTTCCAGGCGTTAGTGAGATCAATGGGTTTCAACCGGAGAACCTTCTCGGCGCACCATTCAACCTCGTATCCAACTTCGTCAAGGGCGGCGTACAACTCGCCTCGGGTAACATACCACAAGCCGTCGATGCCTTCGCTCCCAGTGCATACAAGAAGCTTGAGCAACTCCTGAGGTCCAACGGACAGGTCTTGGATTACCGCAACAGACCAATTTTTACGCCAACGATCGGAGAAACTGTAGGGATAGGTTTGGGGTTCCAACCAAAACGCCTTTCCGATTACAACGCTGCGAGCCGTATGGCCAAGCAGAGTGACGACAATATCAAACGTCGAGAGGGAGATTTTCATCAACAGATGGCGGGAGAAGTGTTGAAAGGGAACTTTGGAACTGTTCGTCAGGCCCTACAACAACGCTCACGAGAGGACAAAACTTATGACCCTCGGGAGGCGGTTCGTTCAATTGCAGGTGCAGCCGAAGAACTGACTTTCCCGCGGGATCTACGACGAGAAGGTACAGTTGGCGGCTCGGATGTTCGAGATAAACTTCTTGCAACATTTAATCTTCCTCCGGTTGGTCAACCATCAGAGGTGGACCGACTGAACTTTCGTCAGAATGTTCAGCAACGACTTGGGTTAGTGGGATCGTCACCCACGGATTTATCGACGGCAACGGTGATTGATCAGCTAAGGCAACAGAATCCGGCGTCGAGTCGGGCTGAGCTACGCCAACAAGCGACCCTCCTTTTGCACGGACGGCGGCTGCAAACTTATCCATTACAGCAGGAGTAGCGTAGACGCTGTCCTGATATGCGGAGCCACCGCCCAAAAACATGTCGGCTTTTATTACTCTTTTACTGTCAATAAGAAATTGAAGACAATCTTCAAATTCGTTGGGTGGCCGACACAAGGTAAAGAAGTTTATTTTGAGGTCGCGTTTAGAGACGGGAATGTCACGGGCTTCAATAAACTCGCCTATTTTTAAGGCCACGGCTGCAAGCTCGTTTCGTCCTACACCACCGAATATACGAATGAGCTCATGTTCCAGGATTGCGAGAAACTCTAGGGTTGTCTCGAAGTGTTTTATTTTGAGTTTTAGGTTAAAGTCCTCGCTCAAACAGGTTAGCATCCCCAGTTTCAATACTTGAATCGACTTGGATGCGAACCACGATTGGAGAGCTGGAGGTTGTTTGGGAACTTCCACAAGGTAGGATTTATACCACTCTGTCCACCACACATCTACCTCGTCCGACCACGCAAATGCGCCACCAGTTTTCTGAAGCTGTTTAAGATGCGTGACACAACGGTCTCGGGCTGCTTTTTGGTGAGCGTCAAATGTAGGTTTAGGGTGGGGATCGTCCCATCTACGCTCACCATATTGAAAGAGAGTTCGACGGGCAAGTCCAGTGGATATAATTCTAGCCTTTTGTAAATCGCTAGCAACCTCGTTAGTAAGTGCTCCGAGAAGGACAATGTAGGGTCCGATGAGGACATCTTCACCCATATTTTTCGTTCGGTATCTGTATAGGTCTTCGTCATATATATCGTTGAGTGCATTAATCCAACCATTTGCGTCTATTGAAATAAAGTTGATGAATTCGTTTGCGACGATTGTCATGGGATGAACCTCACGGACTATACCATCGGGCCACCTTGCTGGAAATGCTACAGGAGAAGGTAAAGGTGGATCGGCTTTGGGATTACCCATCATGAATCGCCACAGACCCGGCGGTGTTTCGACTGACCCTGAGATTGGGACGTCAGGTAATTCAGCAAGGACCCTTTTAACTTTACGCATCGCCCACGTTTTACCGTTTCCTGCTGGCCCCACAAACATAACATATATGTTTGGAAAGATCGCTGTGTCCTCAAAGGGCAACCAAACGCGTCGTGAAATAGCAACAGAGAGAGCTGTGTAACCTCCCCACACATGGAACATTTCAGGGGCTTCGTTGCCACTGGCGTATTCGAGGTAGTCATGAAGAAATGCCATTAGCGTAGATAATCTTCGGCTTTAACTAGAGGTCCCATTTGACGAAATCTATAAATCGCGTTTTCACGTTTAGCGAGTTCACGTGCAGCGACTTCACGAATTAGAATATCTTCACCTTCGTTCCGAGCTATTCGACTAAGCTGCTCCATGGACATTAGATTTGTTTTTAGTTTCATAAATAAGTAGCAGACTATTTTCGTAGAGCCCAGTCTCCTGAGATACACCCGGTCTGCTGGCGGTCAAAGAACTGCAATTACTGTTGGGTTAAAAGGGATTCCATCGGAGGTTAGACAAAGGTATTTTACTTTTATCATTCGTCCAATGGGTGGATTTTCGTTATATTGAATACACTCAGCTTCGGTGAGACCAGAACCAACACCAAAGTGATGACCATTTCCAACTTCACAGATTAGTGCACCAACCATTCCAGCTCGTTTGCCTTCGCCTTCTGAGGTTCCAACGCATAGGAATTCGTGGTCTTGCCAATCTTTGCGTTTGAGCATATGCCAAACACGGTTGTTTTTGTCGGACAAAAAGCGTGAACGACCCTGGCCATTTGTTCGTTCTTGTTTAGGTTTAGTATAAGGGCATGCACTAATACGATACATAATACCTTCATACTTTTGTTCTATTGCTGTGGTGTAAAAATCGTTGGCATCCCATTCGTTGAATACCCTTACAGTTCTTACAAATTTGATTGGAACATCAGCTCCTATGAGTCCCCGTTTTTCTGCTACCATGTTTACATAACGTTCTTCTATTCCTTTGTTATAATCAACACGGTCAAAGATGTGATACTCCACATTGGGGGTGTCTTTGTTAGCTCCGCGAACTGTAGCATTAACTGCAACAGCTTGATTGATCCGTTGAAGTGGCCAGCCATGCACGTAGAGTTCCCCATCAAGTATCCATTCCGGTGGGAACATTTCCTTCATGTAAGTCTCGAGATGTGTAAGCATACCCTTGGGCCATGGTAGTTCATCACGGGACTGGAAGAATCCACCTTGACTTAGAGCTCGAACTCCGTTAAGTTTGTCCTGAAGCCACACGCCAGAGGAGTAATCGACGCGATGGGGTTCGTATATGTGAGCGAGTAGGGGTTTCATTTTCGAAATATGACTTCTTTAAGAAAACTAATTATGCCAATAAGTAGTAATAGGCCCAAGACTATTGCACTACATACACCATCAAATGTCCAGACAAATAAGCTAATCATTCTAACTCCTTCCAATGTTTATTAAACAGTATTTTCATATAGTTACATAGAGCTACATCTTTTATTTCTACACCGAGGTCATTGATTGTGGGGAAGGTTAGGTTAAAGGAGGTCACTAACATACTCCGTTTATGTATGTAACATTTCATATGGGTATTGTTAGCAATGCGCACCTGTTTCGCTGGAACACCTTGGCAGGATATAAGTTTGTCGAAATGCTGCCAAAGACTACATAGCCGATTGAAGTTGTAGGTCCAACCAATAAGATTCTCGCGGGTGTGAATCCATTCGTAGGAATCGGTTGCATTTAGTAGGTAGCCTTTTGACTTGAACTCTGAAAGTCCAAAACGTAATTTTACCTTACTTAGGTTTAGCTTGATCATTTAGTTTCTTTAAGATTAAACGTAGAAGTTCTGCCATTGCGTCCATGCGTTCAACAAGTCGATCATGACGTGAGGTTTCTTGTTTTCGTGGTCTAATGGGAGATTCAATTCGTGTGACTTTTGTGTAACCATCGTCGATCTTAGTGCATTGAAGCCATACACCATACCGCGTTCCATACATAGACGCAGCTGATCGTATGTTTTGTTCGACTCCACATACTTCCATTGACTCACCAATTTCAAGGTCTTGGAAATGGTATTTGTTATGCCAAGTACCATCAACGGAAAGTGACGCCATGTTTTTCGAGAGCTCGGTTGACTGCCATTTCAGGTGACGGTGCAGCCGCAGTATGACTCATGCCATTTGTTGAAACGATTTCGGCGTTGTAGTAGTTGGCAATCCAAGCTCCGTCAATCCAATGATTGTGACGTTCGATTTTGAGTAGATGAAATTCTGTGTTCTTACCTTTGATAATTAAGTTCCTTGCGTATCGTGATGTTACTTGTTGTGGTGCGTTCATACTTTTTCTTTTGAATAGTTTTAATAGCCCGATTAGTGGTGACATTCCATTTGGATAACATTTAAGTGAATCAAAGTTCATTGTCTAACTCTCCCCACGATCGTCCGAACCGACCATCAAAAGGAATAATGAGTGGGATTCCGGCGATAGTGAGAGTATTTTGAAACCAACCTCTAATCTTGTGTCGTGCCCATTCTCGCACCGCACTAGGGTATTGCCCGAGTAAAGCATCGTGAACTTGGTGGAGTGGCTCAACGATAAGACTGCCGTTAGGTCGTCTGTTCTCAGGGTCGCTCCACAAGTTAAGCATTGCAAGATTAGTGGCATAGGTGGTGTTTTGTTGGGGCTCGTCAGCTAGGAGTTCCTTGACAGTGTCCTCTATTCCGTTTCCAAATCGTCGACCAAAGAATATTCTAGTGTGTCCACTTGCACTAGTAAGATTCCCTCCGGAGACAATGACCGAGTAACCCCAATTATGATAAAGTTGCACTCCACGGTAACGGGATTTGTAGGAGTCCTGGAACGCTCGGCCTTCACGTTGTTCGAGATAGATTGGTTCACCGGATTTTTTGTAGCTATCCTTCATTACCTGGGTGCATATGGTGGGTACACCGACAAGATAATTAGTGGAGTGTTGAACTCGTTTACACGCAAAGTATCGCCAGTCTTTTTTATCCACAACCCGCATGAGATTGAGTAGTGATACTCGGTCAAGTTGGTTAACTTCAATACCGAGATCGTAAAGAAAGACAATAAGTTTTGCGACTTGGAGTCCATACAGTAAATCGTCCAGCATAGTCCGTTCTCCAAGTGATGCAATCCGTGCCGCAACCGTCCACCCGTCAGCACCTTTAAGATCGCATTGGAACATGTCCATGCCTTCGTCCGCAATGTAGTTTTCACGTTCACTTTCAGTAATAGTGGTTAAATTCGCACCGGAACCTGTCGGACTCGTGTAACATGTGAGCCGGCCGGTTTCAGTCCCAACGACGTTATATCCACAGCGCACTCGACCATCAGCGTCTGGCTTGATGTTGAGTGTTTCAATAACTGATTCAATATGGCGATGTTTAAGTATAAGCGACAAGAACCTGTCGTCTTTGTCTTTCCTCTTGAGAGTAAGAAGAGCTTCAACATCGGTTGTAAGCTTGTCAGTTTTCTTTCCTCGTTCTTTTTTGAATTGTTTAGGATACTTGCCCGTGTCATACATAACTTTGACGAGGCGTTGAGGCACGAGAGATCCTTTGGGTCCACGGAGTTCTGTACCTGCAATTTGACAGAGTTCTTCACCGAGGCTACTGATTTCTTTTTTACGTTCTTCGAGCTTTTGGTTGACTTTGTTTTGATCATATCGTATACCGCGTAGCTCCATGTATAGGAGCGGGTTTAACATTTTGATGTTGAAATCGTAATGACCGCGAGCAGCTCCGGTTAGGACATTATCCTGATTGTTGCATATCTCGATCGTGACCGCGGAGTCAATCGCACAGGCTTTGTATTTGTTCTCACGTTCAGTGGCTGGGTCAACTCCTGCGAGAGCTCGTTTCTTCTGCTCTCGTTTGGAATACGCTATCATGTATTTCCATTGAGGTTGTCGGGTCCATATACTTGCCTGTGTGTCTAGTCCTTTTGGAAGTTCGCAGTAAATCTCCCACCCCTTCAACATTGTGTCTTCTCTGACGTTGGCAATGGGGATTCCGTATCCATAGGAGAGAACGAAATTGTCATAGAGACTATTTTGCAAGACCTTGGGGACATCGTTTCTTGCCATGAGTCGTGCAAAAGCTTGCAGAACACGAGCGTGGTCGGTTGAGTTGAACTTCCCCCATGCAATTGTGAATCCCTTTGAGGGTCGTGCTGATAAAGAGACACATGACCATCCTCCCAATCGACCCTCAATATCAACGGAGCATCGCTGGCTAGTTGGCCAGGAATTAAGAATGTAACATAGGGTGGAGGCGTCATAGTTGGTTATAAGTTCACGTTGGGGAAGGATGAGTTGAGAGCTGAGGCTCTCGTCTTTAGCCCGTTTAAGGTCAAATTTAAGCAAAGGAAACCCACTCCATTCACGAAGAACGAAAGCAGGATGTAGGGATGGAACGCACTTTCGTCCAAACATAGGAGAGCTGAGTAGAGTACATTCAAACAAGCTCCCACGCCACTCACTAATTTTAGAACCTTGACCCATTGCAGCACATAGTGGAGTGTTGCCCAACAGGACCGTAATGTTTGGTTTGAACTTGGTGAGATCTTCATTTAACTTTTGGAGTCCTTCCTGTATTTCTGGGCCAATCCAACTGAACGCTTCAATTCGGTTAGCGGGTGGGCGAACCTGACAAACATTCCCAAGGAAACATTGATTCCGCTCAATACCAATGTCGCGCAAAAGATTGGTAAGGAAGTTACCCGATTTACCAACGAAGGGTCTTCGGTGATTTTCTTCATCTTCACCAGGAGCTTCACCAACAAGTGCAATTCTGCTTTCAGTAGGATCAATAATTGGGAACTCATTTGGAACAGTTCGTCGTTGGGTTACGATTTTTGGGAACTCGATTGTGGGTGCTGTCGTTTCCATATTATGTGTTCAATTTGGTTCTGTGGATACGGAGGGATATCGCTAAGGTTCATATAGTGAATCTTTTCACCATTGACTTCACCACCAACTGAGCGGAGAGCCGCTTCGAACTCACCCGTTACGTCGTCAGTATAGACCTCGTAGAGATCGCCGTAACGATCGTCGAAATATTGTATGTAGGCCATTAGACTTCGTCCTTCCAAGGGTTGAGTGTTCGCAGGAACGCTTCGGCGCGTTGAGCAGCGGTCGCGTAAACGATTGCGGCATATCCTTCGTTGCAAACACGCTCTAAAGTCTCCCGATACTCCATGTCGTAATGCCCGCGAATTGCCACCTTCTCCGCTTCGTGCATGGCGTTTAGGTCGTGCAACGGATCGACTGATGATCCTTTGCGTCCATCATCGTTTCGGTAAAGTTGTGTCAGTCCAAACGATGATGCGCCAACTATAAATAGGCTTGGGCACGCTTCCGCTATCGCTATCCGTTGAGATTCAGGTGTCATGTGAAAAGGACAGTTGAGCCCAGTTCCTTTCTGTAGTATGTTTGTAGGTTATGTAAAAGACCATGATAGTGATCGGGGTTCGTTTCGCTCCCCACCGGACGAAGCCCCCACTTCGCACCCGCAATAGCTGACGAACCCCGACCAACAAAAGGATCATATACAGTTTGGCCTTTGAGACAGATAGCGCCATAAATCCACTGCCAGATTTCATAGGGTTTGGCGAATGGATGCCCTAACTCTTTGGTGATTGTTCCAGTTGCACATTGATACACTGAGGAGTTTTGGCCCTTGACAAGAACCGCACCTGGTTTGCGGCACACCATAGCATACTCGATGTTTTTTGTGAAGTTACATTGGGGTGACGCATTAGACCTATAGTCCGTCTTGACCCAAATCAATGGCCAACGTTGAACAGCCCACCCAACACCTGTTGCCAGCTTCTGTAGTTTCTCATGATGGTCAAGATCATACCAGAACACAAGGAATGAGCTAGGTTTTGTAACTCGCCACGAGATCTCAATGAATGTGGCCATGTCCTTTAGTGAGTCCTCGACAGATAATTGTTTGACACCGGCAGCGGCACCACCAACAGATGCCTCAAGTCGCTCGACGGCGACACCATAATCAGGATCAGTTATGATGTGGTCGAACTGTCCATTGGGTAAGCCATACATGTATTCCAATGCGTTGACGTTATTGAAGAAATTCGTTAATGGAATCGTGATCGAAGGTTTAGGCTCATCTTGAGCTTCGACAAATTCCTCACCCACCACAATTTGTTTGACCTTGAGTGGGGTTATAGCAATGGACTTGAGAGCTTGGAGCTTGGTTAGTTCTTCAGCGTTGTACAATAGAAGTTTGGAGTAAGCTGCCCGCATACCATTGCAGTCTTTATATCGGTCGGGATTAACAATAAGGTCATCATGCACTGCAACCGCGGCTTGGAGGTCCGAGTAGCCAACACCTAACGATGCACCAAAGTCACGCATTAGTATTTTTTGGCCAGCACTGTCAGCATTGGTCTTGCTTAGACGCCAGGCCTTTGTGAGTAGGGCGACTTCGTCACGCCACGGCATATTCTCACGGTCAAGATTCTCAGCTATCTCGGTGAACAGACGCTTCAATGGTGTGGCCTGATCCTCACCCTTGAGAACAAATCCTGGACGACCGGGTTCGCTAGTAGTGGCATGGTATAACTGGGTGTAACCAAGAAGTTTGCAAGCGCGTAACCGTCGACCACCAGCATCGAGACCATACTGAGAAAAACTAATTTTACTTCCATTCACCTGTTCAATTACACCATTTTCAATGGGAACTAGTACAATAGGCTGTATCAATCCATTGTCGTGTATGCTCTGCGACAACTCTTCAATCCTAGAGTATTCAGTTCGCCCACGGTCGCCTTCGGTTATTTGGTCGATTGAGATGGAGTCGGGGATGTTCATTTGACCTTTGGTTGAAAAGTTATTAGCATTAAACGATTGACTTCTTTAATATCTTCGTATGCTCGTTCGATTACATTAATTCCGTCTTTGTTAATAGTAACATGGTAGCTACCATTGGGTAAGTTAGTGACTGTGAAAATAAATATTGGGTTCATTTAATTAGCTCTAAGGTTTCGTTTGATTGCTCGTTGAGCAAAAGTTAGATCGCGCTTTTCATCGTAGGAAAGAGCTTCGTATTCGGGTTCAGTTATTAACATAGTGCCTGTTAAACTGACCTTTGAAATAAATCCACAACCACCACATACTAATAGGTCTCCGATTTGTGGTGGAGTTCGAACGAGGTCGACCTGTTTGAGTTCCAAAAGGTCCATGTGGCATTTTGGGTTGGCACATTTAAGCGGTTGAAATTTCATAGACGCGACTCATACTTCTTTTTCATTCGTTCAATTACTTCAAATTGTTTTTCAGTAAAAGTGTCGCGTGAATAGTTAGATTCAATAAACTTTGCTTCCCAATCGGTAAGATTGATATGATCAGCGTCATCAAGATCTTTTAGGAACTCTTTAGCTACTTCATTAGTCATATTTAGTTTGCACTTTGCATTGCACTTGTTCCTTTGATTTCACCTGTTACTTTATTTACGTATATCTTCGCTCGACTCAAAAGTGATCGTGGAACATGAACAACTATGGCTGTTCCATATAAAGTTAGTGGTTCTGTTTTATCTTTACCAAAAAGAAAGTCTTTAGGTGACACTGAGATTTGGTTTTTAAGATCACCACATAACACATCGAATGTGCATATTGGTCGGAAACCAACAATTTTGTTGTAGTTATCTTTAGCCCAACGTTGAACATACTTACGTCGTTTCTCTTTATCTTTATAACCTTTAAGCGGTTGAAATTTCATTTTGTTACATTTTCACAGTAGTAGTCAAGGATTGCGTGTATCTCACTTAACGAAAGTGCAAAAGGTAATTTACCAGCTTCAATTAAACAATCACGAATAGCAAGTAATGGTTGTTTTAAACCTTCTACGTATTGTTTGTTATAGGTTACTCCATCAAGAACTAATGGCTCAATCATAAATATAAAATGGTAGCGGTTTGCTGCCGTCCTACCAGCGCAGTGATCGACGAGTGTTACGTCCCAGTTAGCTCGTCAAACATTCTTGATTTACCTATTCGATTACCTTGACGAATTCAGGCCGCGATATCACCTGGGAATGTGACAGTTTGGATACGGTTTCCAGTGAAGTTCGCATCCTGTTGGACTTGCATTTTGGCTACCAACTCTTTACCTATGAGTTGTGGCACAAGCTCAGCCGACAAATTCGGGCGAACCTGTTTGCCTTTTTTGTTGCCTTCATCTCCAGTTCCGAGAAGTGCATCAATGCGTTTGGCAATGTTCTTCTCGAACCATTTGGGATCTTTGGCGTCTGGCTTTGCATACATGGCGATTTGTTCGAAGATTTTCGAACCAAATGCACCAGGTTGTATTGTGCCACCTTCACTGTCAGGAGCTGGCTCAACGAGGTCGTATTCCCATTTGAGACTGGGACCTTTTTCACCGTTGAGTTGAACGAGTGAGATGAGACGAAGCCTCACCATTGCACCGTCTTGCACCATCGGAACTGCAGTTTTCGTGCCGCTCAAGTTGAGCGATATACTTAATGGTTGATTATCCATATTTATGTTATTGGGTTTTCATTTTGTGTTGGTTGTGTTTGTGGGACGTTTATAGGTTGACCTTGAGTTAGCGAGGGTCGCTGCCAAGGTGCAACTGAAAGAACTTGGAAACCGGATTTGTCTAGGTCGTCGGAGATTTCTGCTGAGACACCAGGAAGGTCACTCAGGTCGTCGAGGTTTAGAGCGACTAGAAATGTTACTTGTGGCATTTTGTCTCCTTCACATTCGCGAGTGCGTCACTAGCCTTCATTCCACCGTCTTGATTTATCTCAGACGACCCCTCGACCTCACTACTTCCATCAGACAGTCCTAGAACATCATTGACGTAATTTTCCTGATCTGCGTAAAACTTCAGCGCATCCACAAGCGGCTGTTGTGCTGCGGCTATCTTTGCCTCCAGCACATCAGTCCAATCACGGTCAGCCTCTTTGCGCGCATGGTCGTATGCTTCGGTTATGGCTGCGTCGAGTGCGGTGGTGTCGTCGGGAAAGTCTAGCGTATGACCATAGGCTCTTTTGTGTCGCTGTATCGCCGCCTGTGCTGCCGCCAGTTGTGATCGGAGTTGCTCCGTTGCTTTGTCTAATATCGCAAGCGTCCGCTCGTGCTTCTCACGCTCGGCGGCGAGTGCGGCGTTGTGGGCGTTGGCTATCTCTTTGCAAACGGCAATCATTAGCCGTCCGTTCGGAGTGGTTGGATTAAACGCTCTTGTCTCTTGGCGTGTCTCGTATGCAAACTCACAAGCATAGCTTTCGTAGAGTTCGTGAAACTGTCGCGCGAGTGCTTCCGCCGTCCATTCGCCTGTTGTGGGTTTGGGTTGGTCGATCATGCTGATAACTTTCCTTTGATTAAGTTCCAATCGAATCCAAGTTTAGCTGGTAACTCAATGTCATTTTTGAGACCATGATGCTGTGTGTCTTGAATTGTTCGGATAACTCGTTTGTATTTTGGTGGGAAGCCTTCCGACTCAACTTCGCAGCGCCACACATTGGTGAAAAACGCACCCATGTAATCGCCAAGTTGACCTGGCCAAGCCAAACGATACTGAATAATGTTGGTCATTGCGTCTTGCTCGATTTTCTCGTGCATTGTGAGGATAAAGTTCTTCCGCATTACAGTTATCTTGGCAATGAACGTTCGAGTTGCGAGCAAAAAGAACTGATAGATTTGGCGACCGTCCTTGAGGGATGGTTGCTGACGATTGACTTCGGCCATTATTACAGGCGCGAGTCCGGTTCCACTATCAATGACTACGGTTTCAATATCAGGGTTGACTGAGGCGTCAGCTACGAGCTTATCCAATCTAAGGTATTGAGCTGATGCAGGAACTGGTTTTCCAGTTTCGTCAACATCAAGTCGATCATACCCTACTGGGGTAACAAGGTTGTGGTTCTTACAATATCGTATTGGTCCCCCAAGGTTTACATCAGCGTCAATGATGTAGGCTTTGGGGAACTGACATGCGGTTGTGCTCTTACCAGAACCCGGTGGACCTTGTAGTAGGAGACGAATGAATTCTTCTTTGGTGCTGTAGTTTGTTATTGGTTGCATTAGGACATTAGATACAATCGTGTATCAATTTTTTCAATTTCGTTTTTCAATGCTGGATCAGGACTGACCCATTTAGCAACAAGTAGAAGAATACGTAACGATACTTCTAAACGTTTACTAAGTTTATCTGGAACTTCTATGGTTATGGTTTCTTTCATATTATCGTCCAATAGTTGGATCCCAAGTCACATTTTTGAATGCGTCAGAGTGGAGCATTTTCAATCTTACATCGGGGTTATCCAAAGTGTCCACATCGAAGTATGGACAGCGGCCGTATTTGTTGAAGCAGTGGTTGGTATAGAGTGGATAAAAGTCACGCACCATGCAATGAACGAAGTCCTCGATTATCGTGAGCATATTGTGCTGCCACTGGTCGATGCGTTCTTGTCCATAATCGAAATAGGCACGGAAGAATTGGAGCGGTGGCTCACCACCACGAGGACCACGGGACATGAGACTGTCGAGGGCGAATCCCGACTTGGAGGGCTTCTTCAAGTGGATTGCATCAAGACCAAAGGAGCGCATTTGTAGGTCTGGCCATATCTGCTGACCAGCCCAGACATATCCAATAGTTTGAGTTGAGAGCTGGAACGACTGGATGAATTGGTCACCGCCCATTGACGTGGTTTTGACATCCACATCTCGGTTGAGGCCTTGCATAAACGATACGCGGTCGATTCGTCCGGACCAAGCGACGTGGATTTGATTTACGAACTGTGGTTCATTCCAATGTGGGAGCTTTAGCTTAGAACCAATTTCCAATACTCCTAACGGAATCTCAAAAGCGCGTTCGATTATTTTACCGTCCTTATCTTCGAGAACCTTCTCACTGGAGTAGTCTTCACGAATAAGACATTGCTCACGGTAGTGGTGAAGAACTTGAACTGCCATCATTGGAGTTCGATATTCGTCTGGAGGAGCTGGATTGTCCACGAAATACTGAATGATACCTTTGTTTTGGTCTTCGACTGTTCGGCCTTGAAGGTAAAGCTCGATGCCTTCATGAACAGCTCCTCCAAATGTCAACGCTGCGTTCTTAGCGTGTGGTTCACGACCATGGATGAGATAGTAATAGCCGGCAGTTGGGCAGCGGATAACTTTCTCAGCTGCTGTGTTGTCCATCACGAGAAGGTAGTTGGCTGGTTCGCCTTCAATCGGGGTCAGGAACTCGCGTTTCTTGAACTCCGCGGTTGGCGGAATTACTTGGGTTTCGGATAGGGTTAAGTTTATCATTGAAGCAAAACTCTTATTGTTTCTTTTAGTTTAAAAATTATATTACGATCTGCAATGCCCATCAACTCCCATTCTTTCCAACCGTTACGAGTTGCCCATGTAGTAATTAGATTTGCTGCGTCAATTATTTCATTAGGCACATCATAAAGTGTTAAGTCAAAGTTTTTCACTTTATCTCCTGAAAAGGTTTAGGCTCACTTTGTGCTCGAACTATGAGCTCTATATTGAACGGATCCCACGGGACGTGGGAAGTCTCGACCACCTTTGCAACGCGACCAAGGATATCTGAGGTCAATTCATCCCGAGTCATTGCGCCATTGATAACGCAGACGCCCTGAATACAGACACCGGAACGACTGCAACAGCTGTATCTTAGTTGGTGGATTGTCATAGGGACTCAAGAAGATCTTTGCGTTTCTTTTGCGCTTCGGTCATTGGCCGACGTTTACTGTCGCGGGAAATCGTTGCGGTTAGAGTTTGAGGACTTGTGGCGTTCGCTCTCAACTTCATCACCAACGCGGTTAGCTGCTCCGTCGTCATGTCTTTGACCTTCGGATTGTGCATTACAGACAACAAATGTGATATGGGTGCCTCTGGGTCGAGAGGGTCAATATCGTCTACAATTACTTGTGTTTGTTCAAGGTCGTTCATCAAAGTTAAGTCGGTTAAGGATTTCTAGAAGTTTGTCTGCGCTTCCTTCGTCCCATACAGGTGGTATACCTTCAATGAGACATTGTTCGTAAAGACGTTGAAAGAAGAAGTTGATTATGACTTGGCGTGAGCCATGAGTATAAGCAATGACGTGAAGGAAAAAGTAGTTCCATACATTGCGGTCGATGTCGCCTTGGACACGGTTAACGTTTACACCACAATGTTCGTGGACGTTTTGCTTTAGGTTTTGGAGGGTTGTTTTTTCAAATGGTGGGGTTTCCATATTAAGTTGGGGCGAGCCACCACATTATCAATCACCGCAGGTTGCTCAGTCTCAGTGGTAACATTGAGTTACTTCAGACTAGTTTTCGCATTGATGTAATCGCCTCGTTAAGGATGACATAGTCGCACCCTGCTGGAGTGACCCCAGCACCTCGTGGCTGTTGGCCTTTTTACGACGGAGGTCGTCGCTATACTTCTCATAGTTATCGACGCGCACAGTATAGTCATTCGTCGTTGGGAACAGTAGTCCCCAAATCTTACTCTTGCGACAGCATGTGGTCAAGATACTTTCCGACCAAACGCGCAAGCGATGTGCGCTCGGGTTTGCCGGTGGTCTCGTCTGTTTCGAGGTCGAAGCCTTCGGCAACCGACAGATACTTGTCGACCTTGGCTTGAAGCTGGTCGGCTGGGAGTGTAAGCAACGAGTCAGCTTTCGCCAACAGGTCTTTCCCTGGTCCAGCAACACGCTTGGAAGGACTTGCGTCGATCTTGATGGTTGCTGCGAGTGCACGAGCTGCGGCATCCAGTGCTTTGAAGTCGGCGTCGGACAATCCGGCCTTCACCCTGTTCGCATAGGTAATAAAGGACTCGGGAACGTCCACGACTTTCGAGGGATCTTTCGCACGAGACTTGGCGCGAGCTGTGGCTTCCGCATTGACTCCACGTTTGACACTTGATAACTGTTCCATCTGGGGCGTGAACGCCTTGTGGAACTCAGGGAGTGTGGAACGATACGCAATGGAAGTGTCACCTTCCTCAACGCACGCACCAACGACTCCGGCTTCGCGGTCGAAATCTTCGGCACTGTCGTGCCCTTGGAACGCGAGATCGCGGAATGGTCCTGTTGATACTGTAATGTTTTTTGCCATATTTATCTGTTGTTTCTATGTTGTTGGTTGTGTTGTTTGAACTGGGACAGCTGTTTCGGTTTTAACTGTTTCACCGTCTACCATGTCATGTGTTTTCCAGTAGAACTGAAAGCGACATGATGGTTTACAAAATTCTTGCCATGAACGATAGGGAACATATGAAGTTCCACAGTTCTTGCAACTGCGGTCGGCTAATGGTGTCTTGAGTGTGCGGGGTCTGGGCATATACTCCTGTCGGGATAGGAATATAGCCTAAACGCTTAAAATTGCAAGATATATCCTGATTGATTTTCAGGTTTGATTCAATCAAGACCATATTTACGATTAGTTGCTTCTCGGTCTTCCAACAGACTTGGATCGGTTGCAATGTGACCATCAATGTTGATCCACATATGAGTTAATCCTGTAGCTTTTGCTTTTTGCCGGTTAGCTTCACAGTATTCACAGTCATATATTTCTATTTCGTGAATAGGAATTTGTTTACAATGTTTCATACAGGATCTGTGTCCTCTGAGCCACAGGGACATCGGTTTAGGGTTTTACTATTATGCACCTTCTCGTAGAATTTTTCACAATCATTGCACCAGAGACGGACTTTCGTGCGTGTTTCCAACCTCAGGTGTTTGAGATTGAGCTGCACCTTTAGGGGTTTGGGTTTTGACATAGGCTTGAATCATTAGTAGGGTTTTTGATAGACCAAATTCTTCGCGTAGTGAACACCATGCATCCGATAGTTTGAGCTCCACGAACTCCATTTCCTGACAGATGTCAGCGAGGTTCAGAAGTTTTTTGATTTTCTGTTGGTCGATTTGAGTCAAAGGTTCCTTTCTGAATTTGTTGGTTGATCGAACAAAGGCCCGGACTCACCAATGACGGTGAAGTCGTTTTCGTTTAGGTAGAACGTGATTGCTTCTTTAACTGCATCACGTTGTGCGTGACTAAACCGAAAATCCCATGTGGATTGGCAAACTGGGTCACCGCATTTACAGTTGCCTGGGAGTGTTATTGTTTTGAGTTGGGTAACTACTTCATTTGGGTTCATATTATCTCCATTGACTTATCAATTCCTCTTGTTCGTCTTGACTGACTGTTGAGAGGACACGGAACTGAGAGCGAACATCGTTAGCTCGTCGCTTCATGTTACGAATGAGCTCGAAGTCAGGGTTTGGGGTTTTCTCGTGGGTTTGGATTAAAGCTTCTAACATCTCGAGCTTTTGTTTCTTGGCCAAAAGTGCGTCGAGACGCTGTTGGTGACGTCCGGCTGTAAATGGTTTGGGTTTCTTGTATTTGGTTATGCCCTTTGGTCGACCAGCTTTCATAGTGAAGGCTCAAACTGCGCCCGCACGAAGGCGGAGCGTGTGTTGAACCAGTAGAGATAATGACTTAGCCATTTGATTCGTGAGTGTTTACGCTTATTGACCGATTTCATTTAACTCTTTTTCTCCTTCCAGTTCAGTTATACGACGACTAATTTGCCGATGTTGATCAGCATCGAACACAACTGGTGATTTGTTTGAGACTAACCATTGCAATCGTTCAAGTGCATTCTTACAGGTGCACTCGATCATGTGTGCACCACAAACTGTGCAACTCATGAAACTTCCTCAGTTACTGGTGCGAAATGATGTGGATGCCGGCGCATGAAACGTCGATCGCGGCTATTACCAGCACAACTGTAACGTTTGATACGTGCAGTTCTGTCTGGCCAAGGAGCAACGAAGTAACCGCCTTGGTTACCAAATGCTCCTGGAGTTCCACGACGAAGGACTTTGCCAGAGTATTCGTTAGCTTGGGCAAGAGCTTTTAACGTTTGCCCAAGTAGTCGTGCTTGATTGCGCAACGCGCCAAAGGCAACGTCGTAGAGTTTGTGAATCTTGTTAGGTTGGGTCATATTAAACTCCTTTGATTGTGATTGTGGTTTCGTCCCATTCGAGAACCACTTGAGCTTCGTTCGCGAGCTTGTGGTTTTTATTTATATAAACGGACGAGATGGGCCCGTTTTCGTTTTTGGTCTTAAATGGAGTGCTATGAACGCAATCCTTGACCTTCGCCATTACTACTGTGTTCATTTGGGTTTGTTTCCTTATGTGTGGGTTTACTGTGGGTTAAATGGACTAGAGAGCTCACTCTGTGTGAGCGAAGGCTACACGACACACGGTTTCGGTTCCGGTTTCAAGCGACCGACCAAACTCATTAGGCTACCACTCATAACGTCGCTTGTGCCGTATTACACATGGTAGCTTTCACCGATAAGTGTCGTGTGCCCTCACAAGAGTGAGCTCAAAGTCAGCTTAATCCATCACTGTTCGTTCTTGCTGAGCGAAGTGGTCGAATTCACGAACGCGTCCGATCTCCCAGATACCCGGCTCGAGGAGCTGTTCGTTGTGTTCTTCGTGTTTTATCCTGACTGGATTTTTTACATTCAGGAGCATTTGTTCCCCAATTTGGATCAGTTCCGCGTCACTTTCGTCGGCATCAATGAGGTGAGTATGACCGCTCTCACCGTGTGCTACGACGATTTTACCCTTTGACACGAGTGTGGGCTCTCCTT